TGGTGTTTCGCGTCGTAGGACGGCGCCAGCCCTCCCAGCACCTGGGCTTGTACCGAGTCGGCGTCACGTGGCCAGATCCGGCCGCGCGGCATCAATGCCTGCAGCGCAGCCAAATAGTCCTCGGCGCTAAAAAGTGGAGCAGCCATGATCAAGATCCCTTACTAATCACGCCCACCACTGGGAGCTGGCCAGCACCGCAGACAACATCGGCTGTCGGCGTGACAGTGAACGCAGAGCCGCCGACCACACTGGCAATCGCTGACCAAAGAACCCCAAACGGGATGGTCCCGCCCGGCTTGCCCTGGGCGAGCAGCGTTGAGGCCACCGCGCTTGTCGCCAAAGCCATCCGGGTATCATCAAGGCCGGTGATGGTCAAGTTGACCGGGTACGGCGTGGGTGCTGCCACGTAGACCACGCCAACGGCGGCCTGGTCGTTGTAGACATAATTGGCGACGCCGAGCTGGTCGCCGGTCGCCGGAATCCCGCGCTTCTCGGTCCCGGCAACACCGTTCGTACCTTGGGGGAAACCACCAGTCGCAGCGCGCAGCTGGTCGAACATCACATACAGCACTACCGTGCCAATACCGAATCCGTTTGGCGCGCACCAGGCACGCGTCACACCTGGCGCGCTCTTGGCCCATCCCTCATAGTCGGATGGGCCACCGCCCTGCGGCGGCTTCTGGTAAGCGGCCAGCATCCTGCTGCGGAGGCTGTCGCTGTCCTCGATGTCCGTGCCGCCTTTTATCTCCCCGCTGACTGCGCCGGTCGACCGAACACCACTAATGGCCTTGGACAAGGTTATCGAGGCACCGACTGGGGTGTTACCGAATGCTCCAGTAAGGCCGGCGGGGTCCGCAACCGCGCTTACCGCTACCACCGCGTTCCCGTCCGCGCCAACGATAGCGTCGGCTGTGGTGACGAAGGCAACCCCGTCGCCCCGCGCGGCACCGGATCCGGCAGGGATCGGCACGCTGGGGTTGCCGGTAAAGGTCACGAACCCGGCAGCGCTGGTGGGTGGCTGGCGGAAGACCTTTTTGAACGCCGCCCACCCCTCCAGGAATTCATCGGTGCAGGTAAACGGCACTGCCTGCTTGGCAATCCAATCCAGGTACCCGTAGTGCAGATTGGACAGGCCCGCCTGGACGCGGCCGGTGATGCCCAGACTTGAGAAGCGTAGTAGCGCATCAGAACCCTTCAGGCTCGATGCGATGTCGCTGGCGACCTTTTCCTGCAGGGCGCTGAGCGTTGGTCGTGCGTAGGGCATGTCAGGTACTCCAGTTCCAGAAGAATTGCATTGCGGTCGGGCCGCCAGTAGGCTTGTATGCCACTATGTTGGCGCCCAGCATTCCGGGCTTCGTCCACTCGGTGGTGATGTCGAAGTGGCCGACCACGCCGTCGTCGATTAGCCACTGCACCGCCTCGGCGATATAGTCCTTGGCGAGGTTCAGCGTCTCGATGGTCTGCTTGGCACGCCGCAGCAGCCAAAGACGGGAGCCGATGACGACGTCCTGCCCAGCATCACCCCACCAGCCGGCAGGATCATCCGAGCCATCAGGGATCACGTCATCCGCGTTTGCGACGCGGTCGGTAAAAACGCTGATCAGCACGGCGTTGGTCAAGTCATCGCCGGTGGCAAGCTGCCTACCGTCTAGCGCCCAGTCGCCGTACCCGGTCGCGGGGTTCCAGAAGATCGTTGTGTCGCTCATTCGCTCTGATTCGGTTGATTGGTCGAGGCACTGTCCGTGCCTGCCTTGACGTTGTTGATCGCATGGTTGTGGCCGTTGAAGACCTGACGCATGTTCGCCATCGACTTGTTCCCGTGATCGGAGATGTCGCCCTGCGCCGTGACGCTCTGCGCCACATTCACGTTTTGCTGCACGGTCGCGTCCTGCATAACCAGCAGCGCGCCGTCGATGTGCATGTCGCCCGTGGCGTGCACGGTCGGTGTGTCGAGCGTCACGGACGGCGTGTTGTGCACCAACACAGGCAAGCCGCCGCCGTCGATCACGATGCCTTGCCGCGTCAGGTACACCGACTGACCCAGGTTGTCCGAGATAGAAACTTCACCGGGCTTCAAACTGCGCATGCGAAACTGTTGGTTCCCGGTGGCGACGATCACACCATCACGCCGGTTTCCGCCAACGAAGACGAGGACCGCGTCCGACTCGGGCGGCGGCATGGAGTTGAACCCGTATTCCGAAAGCCTTGGGACGTCATCAAAGGTCTCGAATTGGCTGAGACGAACCTGCTGCAGCTGCACGGGGCCGTTGTCGGCGCCGGTCTTGATGCGCCCCCGGCCGATGACCAGCAAAATGCGCCGGTACATGCGCTCGATTGCGCCGTGGATGTCGTTCATGGTGTCTCCTATTGCGCGCCGATCTCGGCAGGCCCTTGCTGAAGCAGGATCGGTTCGGGCGAAAACGCCTCGGGCGGCATGATCACCAGGTCTGCGGCCGTGCCACCGTCGCTACGGCGATACGTCACCTCGCTGATAAGCCAGGTCCGCTTCACGATCTTGAGAAAGGGGATGTCCACGTCGACCAAGGTGTTGGGCGTATAGAGCTTCCCCGCCGCATCACGCCAGCTATCCGTGGTAAGACGAAGCTGCACTGAGCGGCCGTAGCGGCGGCTGCACTCCCACAGTGCGCGCTGCTTGGCGACTTCGCTACCTACGTCGCCGCCCTCTGCGACGATGATCCTGCGGCGATGCCGCTTGATGTTCGGGTTGGTGACGACCGCAACCGTGTTGCCCGCGTCGCCGGCATCCTGCAGGACGTCCATCGACATGCGAACAACCAAGTACTCGGAAAACTGCTGGTCCACGGAGCGAGGGCAAGAGGCATTCTCGACGTTGACACCCTGCTGAAAGCCGCTCGCTGCCTTTTTTGTGCCCACCTGGCTCAGCACCAGGTTACCGTCCGGCCCTTCGTACGCCAGGAGTGCGCTGTAGCGACAAACCCGCTCGATAATCTCAAACGCGGTCTCCCCGTTGTTCAGGATCATCAGCGGGATCGCGCCGCCGGGATCGCCCTCGCAGCTTGCCGTCAGCCCATACGGCTCGCACAGCTTTTGCGCGACGCCCAGCGCGCTCGATGCCGTGATCTGGCCGCCGTCCCATTCAGCTGCACAGTCCACCAGGTCCTGGCACTTCCCCCGGCCGCTCGCCTGGATGGAGTGCTGCCCTTGCGTGATCGTCGGAACGAAACGGTCAAGGTAGCCCCGGATAACCAGGTCGCTACCCAATAGGATGTCGCAGGCGTCACCTTCGTTGATCACGGTGGTGGCGCCCGCTAGCTCGCTGGGGAACCGCTCCGTCATCGTGATCTCGAAATCGTTCGGACACCGTTCGATCCCGGCCGTGACCCGAATAGAGTCCCATCCGGACAGGCGCGTGCCGCCCACAACGAGCGTGAGGTCGTCTTGCATCTTCTAAACCCTTGGAATGCCGCCGAAGCGGCCAGTTCATCGAGCCAGCGCTTTGAAAGCCGGCGGCATGAATGCGGGGTGGATTGGATCAGCTTCCGCCACCAGCTGGTCGGCACGGCTGGCATCCCGGTACAAGCGCTGCGCCAGCGTCAACGCAGGCACGGTATGCGGCGTGGATACCTGCACCATGCTTGCAAGGTCTGTAGCGCGCGCGGTCAGGTCCTGTACTACCGCAGTCCTTGCATCGTGCAGGGCCTGGTAGACGTCATCCTGCCCCTGGTCCGCCGCGACTTGAATTTCGGCATCCAGCAGCTGCGTTACCTGCTGGCGTACCGCCACTGCATCGTCCGTGGAAGTCGGGACGTAAGCGGTGCTCGCCTGAGCCAGCGCAATTACCGCCGCGCGACGAAACAGATCGGACGAAGCACCCGCCATCAGCGCAAGTGCCTGGGAGCTGGATACCGGAGACACCGGACTGAGCGGATAGACTGGCGCGGCCAGGCCGTCCGGAAGCGGCGGTGCCGCTGTGACCAAGCTGGTCAGCAGCCTCAGTGCGTCCGGAGGCGATGGCGCTGCGCTGGCCACGGCAGCAGCCAAGCCGTGCACCGAGTCTACATACGAGGACAGCCCACCCGACACCATGGGCGAAATCACACCGCCGCCTGCAGACGTCTGCACAACCCCGATGCCGCTACCGGCAACTGTGCTCAGCGCTGCAGCTGAAGCTGCGACGCCGCCAGCGGCAGTCGCCACTCGCGCGCGGCCCGCTGCCCCCTGCGCCACCAGGCTGTCCACCGTTGCACTGGCGCCTGCCTTGCGCGCGGAGTTGCTGCCAAACATTCGGCCGAAGTCACCCGGCAATGTCTGCACGAAGTGGTACAAGTTCGTCGCATCGTTGACCAGGCGCTGCGCGGCACCTGCCCATGCAGCTACTGCAGACGTCGCCTGCGCGACCACTCCCAAGCCTGACTTCAGCGCTCCAGCCACCGAGCTGATCAGCGAGGCCTTTGCAGCGGCCTTTGCCTTGTCGGCAGCGCTGGCCACGGACGCCTGCGTGTCGACTGCCGAATTTGGGAAAATCCGCTTTCCCTGCTCCACGAACGAAAAAGCCAGCTCAAAGTAGCGGCCACGGTCCCATCGCTCCGCGCACCCGACGCCATCGGCCAGGCTGACCGTGACGCGCCCAAGGGTTGGGTGCACCAGCTCGCCGCCCTCGACCGCTGCGGCCTCCTCACAGACTTTTATCAGCCGGTCCCGCTGCGCGATGACATCGTCGCCAACGATGAACGCCGTGAACGCTATGCGTCGGGCCATGCGCCCCAGGTCTTCCACCCAGACCGTATCGCGGAATGGATAGTCGTGGATGACGCTGCGGCGCCCAAACTTCAGCTGCCCCTCCAGCACTTGGAACTGCACGCCACGGAAGGACGCCGGCCGCAGCTTGGACATCCACGATCCGGCGGCACCAGCACCACCGGCGCCCAGGTCGGACGCCAGCCGGTTGGTAACGTTTTGACCGCTCGAAACGCCATTGGCCAGCGACTGCGCGCCGCCGGTCAGTTGGTCAAAGCTCATGGTGTAACCCCTGTTGGCATCGAATAGGCGACACGCACCGGCATCGACTGACCGCCTTTGGTTTGCGCCG